CCAGATTTGGGCGACCTTGAAGTTGTGCCTCTCACTAGCATAAATGACCGTGGGTTTAGTGCTTTTTGCTTTAACCCGATAGCAGGATTTAAACCAGCATTTAAGCCGATTGAAGTTGTAGACATTTATCAGGATGTTAAATGGTATTTTCCTAAGCTAAAGCCAGGGCAGATGTTAGCCGTGCCACTTAAAGATAAAACAGAAAAACCACTATGCGCGTTTTTTGTTAAAGAGATCAGCCGTGCTAGCGAAGTTGTAAACTATCAGCTTGCTTGGTGAAAACTGTGAACACTGATGATTTAAAATCACCAACACCAACACCAACACCAACTTTGACTCAGGTCATGTCAATGCGTGATAGGGTGATGGAGTCAGTATTGTGGACTGAAATACGCAAAATGGCAGAAACAGATGAAGGTATGAAAGAGTTGATTTCTCAAGTTAAAACATATTATTATCTGCGAAAGGGGAAATAACATGGCACTAGGAATAGCTGAAGAAATGGCGGCGTTGGACAAGAAAGATCGCGAATTTCTTGACAACCTTACGCCGGATGAAAAGAAAAAGTTTAGCACTTTTCTCATGATCAGGTGGGGCAGTAGTGTGGGAGGGTCATCTGCCATGCAGGGCTACTACTTGCTGGCAACAAATGATATGCTGAACAAGAACTTTTTCAACATTCCCAAACAGCATGACAAGTTGAACTGGCTGGCTGCTACTGCAATCAGTCCAGGAAAAGGGGTTCAACGGCATCAATGGATTGGGTTGAAGAAAAAAGAAGGATCTACTGCTAAGGTAGCTAAGTTTGTGCGTAATCTATATCCCGCTATGAAGCAGTCAGATATTGATCTTATGATTAAAATGAACGACGACAAAACTTGGAAGGAAATGGCCAAAGATCTCGGCATGACACCCGAGCAGATTAAAAAAGAGTTGTGAAATGAATGGTTACAATGAACCAACTAGTAGTTGAAAAACTAAGCTGCAAATACTGCGGTAAATCTTTCAGAAAACTGTCGACATTGTCGGTTCATCAGTGTGAACCCAAGCGGCGGTGGGAGCAGGAGAAAGAGGTTGGCGTTCAGTTTGGACTACGAACTTATCTACGATTCTTTGAAATGTCCCAAGGCAGCGCGAAAACGAAAACTTACGCTGACTTTGCTGAATCACCCTACTATTCGGCATTTGTCAAGTTTGGGCAGCACATTGTAAAACTTCGCGCAGTAAACCCACACGCATATATAGAGTGGACGCTCAAGAACGTCAAAAAGGTTGACCATTGGACAAAAGACCAGTATTATGATCAATATCTATATGAGTATTTGCGTAGAGAACACCCAAATGATGCGTTAGAACGAACTTTCACAGAGCTACAACGATGGGCTGATGAAACGGGCAAACAGTTTACTGAAATATTTACTGCGAATGTGAAAAATAAAGTATGCTTGATGATTGTAAATGGCCGCATATCACCTTGGATTATTTACAACTGCACGAGTGGAGTAGATTTGCTGGCTTCGTTGAATGAAGAGCAGATAACGATGATTTTTAAATGGATTGACCCAGAGTATTGGCAGCAAAAGTTTAAAGACTTTATGGCTGATACAGAGCTGACTAAATCTATCCTTAAAGAAGCGGGGATGTAATGACCTTGTCTGATTATGAAAAAATAGTGACTAACTTTTGCATTCGGTTTGCTGCTGATGTGAAAATTGAGTCTGAAGACTTTGACGTAGAGTCAATAGGTGGATATTCCACTTACACACATTCGCGTTATGCGAGTAAACCTACCAGATACACTGCCAAAATCGAAATGCCGGTAACTGAGTTTTGCAGCTTAGCAGACATTGCTGCTAAAGAACGCGTTGAGGCGATAGTTCGTGACAACGTTGCCAGCGTAAAAACAGCGTATGAACATTACCAGTTTCTGTTGTTACTGGCTCAGAAAGAAGAGAAATGAGTTTTAATGGGGCATGGAAAATGCGACCAGTGAGCAGTGCTGATTACAGCAGAATATTGACAATATTTAATATGCGCGAAAAATCGTCACGGATTATAGTGCAGCTATGGTGGAAGTTCATACCAGGAGTAGAAGTAACACTGCCATGGCCAGTAGGTGAGGTAAGATTTCGACAAGAAGGATCGGGATTATGGGATTCTTTTAGATCAGCTGACCCAAACGATCATTACAGACCATGGCTTGAAGAAAATGTTGGAAAGCAGAAATGGGATTGGGATTGGAAAGAACATTACGATAACACAGATGGTAGTCAAGTATTGTTAAAGATTAGACGTGGTAAAGCACAGTTTGCGACAATGGCGGCGCTGAAATGGAAATAATGACGCGAACTCAGTTCGGTGAATATTTCAACAAGTTAGAGCCACGGTTTAACACGGGCAGCAAAGATAGTCCACTTTGGTTTCCAGAGCACGATTTGACCGTTGTCCCACAATATTTCACCTGCGTTGCGCGGCGTGCTTACACTAATCACACTGTTTTTTGGGATTGGTGTAACAGCACGTTGTCTGGCACAGTACGATGCTACTCATCAAGTGATACTGCTGATTGGTGGGGGTTTACAGATTCAAATGATATTCCGATTTTTTTGCTTAAATGGAGCTAACATCTGATGTTTAAACGTGGCGATATAGATATTGATTTTGCTGACAGAATAGCAGCATTATCACATTTGAAATACGTTTCGGCAAGCGTAGGAAAAGGCAATGCTACGTTCAGCAAGCATGCCTCGGGCGTATACTTTACCCCAATCCCGCACGATGTAAACAACTGGTCTACCATTGATTACAAGGAAGCGGAAGAGCGTGGGTATTACAAGATTGACTTTTTGAACATGTCAGTCTATGAAAAAGTTAGGTCAGAGGAACATCTGAATGAGCTGATGACTAAGGAACCACCTTGGAATAGACTGCTTGAAAAATCCTTCTGCGAACAACTGGCGCACATTGGAAACTATCATTGGATGATCCGAAACTTAAAAGAACCTATCAACAGCATCCCGCGACTGATGATGTTTATCTCGTTGATCCGCCCAGGTAAGAAACACTTGGTTGGAAAAACTTGGAAAGAAATCGCAAAAACGATTTGGGATAGCACAGACGATGGATATAGCTTTAAAAAGTCTCACGCCTGCGCATATTCACATTTGATTGTCGTTCAAGCAAATTTATTAGTTGAGCGGGGATTTTAATTTACATTTTTCACCGTGGCAACGATTATAATTTCCTTTTCCAGAAATTCCACAGTGTGGACAAGTCCAGATCATTTGGGACGGATGAGATCCATTGGCAATGCGTTTATCTTATCAACAATGAAAGTTGAGTTTCAATCAGCTAATACCAACAGTTACACTAATGCTGTTAAAGTATCTGCCACCAAGCTCAATCAGCCAATTTTACGTATCAGGGTGATACTACGGCGCTTACTTCGTTTGAGTGCCATTTCTTTGAGGCTAAGGTAAGGCCCAACTTTGATGTCAACATCTTTCGAGTTTAGTGTTTTGAGAGTAGATCTAAATCCGTACCACTCAAGTCGTAAAAATACGTTGATTGGCACTTGTCTATTAGATTCATCCCACCATATTTCAGCTAACTGCAAGAACTCAATCTTATCAGCGTCAGTCTTTACTGATCCCAAGTCGTAAATAGTAGTGATCGCGTCATCAACATTTTGAATAATACCCACGTAATCGCTCTTGCCATAAGTTAAATATGTGAGCATAGGGTACTTAGTTAGCAGTAAATTCTTGTAGTTGTCTTCCATTAAAGTTATTTATGCCATTTCAAAATGGCTGAAAAAATCGGCTAAATACTTGACTATGCAAACAATAACGTGTTATTATTACCCGAACTCGGTTGATGTTCAACTGAATACGGACCCAACGCTCACACTAAGGAATAGAGTTATGTATCAACGATCAGTGAAAGTTTACAAGGGTGTAGACAACATTATTAGATTTAGATTTAAGAACTCTGAACAAAAACCAGTGAATGTTGATGGTTGGGACATAGCGATGAATGTTCTTGATGAAGAGCTTGGAGAAGTTCTATTCACTACTC